AAGTAAAAGTTTTGTTTGCGTCTGCATAGGTATAAGACCCTTGTGTCACAGCATCAATTGGTTGTCCAGTACTTATATCTGTAAGTATCCAACTTGTTTCTCCTGGGTAATCATCTAGTGTTAATACAATAGTTATTAACGTTTCAAGAAGAGTATCACAATCTGTTATAATACACATTCCATCATCAACATTAGCAAATGGATTATAGTTATCAGCACCTGGATCTGTACACCCATATATATAAACACAGCTACCATTATTAATAGTAGCATTAGGATCATAATTTGGCGATATACTATCAGTACACCCAAATATTACAGGGTATGGATTACTAATCATTATATCATCAATAGCAATATCACTAGTATAACTAGTACCAGTAACACCTTCAAATGCTATTTTAAAGTTATTAGTTAAATTAAAACTATCTAAAGGTATATATGCAAGTTTCCATAAGTTTGCTTGAGGACCTGATATAAAGGCTATTGATGTCCAATTAGTGTTATTTTCTACAGCAAAAACTTCTAAATCCCCCATAGCAGCACCATACATATGATACCAGAATGACAACACTTTACCAGGAGTTGCAGACACATCAAATTCAGGTGTGTACTGTATAAAATCATGGTTAGGATAATTTGGTGTTGAAGATTCTATATATGAATAAATACCATTACCAGTAGTATGATCACCCATTGGACCAGTATTAAAAGAACTTGTTGGTCCTTGGTTTAACCACCAATCACCATAGTCATTTGTGTCTTGTTCTAACGCTACAGTATCTTCAAAGTTATGAATCCAAGGAAAGTTATTTATCTGACCAAATCCGATAAAAGGTATTAATAATAATAGTAATAATAATTTTCTCATTTTATAATTTAATAAATTTTTTGTTTTTTCTGATATATATAGTATTGTTTTTTAAATCAGTTATAACTTTACCATTAATATCATATATATTGTTGTTAGTAATTCTTAGTGGAACTTCATTTACACTAAGAACATTATTCCACTCTACCCACTCCGTACCATTATATATTATCCACTCACATATGTCACGACATTCATGTATTGTTTGCCAATTAGTATCTGTTACATAAGCACTGTAACATACTTTTACTGTATCTGTAGTTTGTATTATTGGAAATGATGCCCATGCTCCATTACCAAGAAAGCAAAGTTGAAAATTACAAACTGC